GGTTGATCGAAACACCTATGCCCTCCCACCAGTAATCGACGTGGTTAGTCCCTGGTCGTTTGCTGCCCTTCAATATAAATCTCTCACCTAACCACTTCTTAAAATCTAAGCGTTCTTTTTTTGTAGAAAAATGATCACAGATTAATTCCCACATTATTCCCCTAGCTGTCTTTAACTCTGGACTAACTACGCAATATTTTTCAATAATAAAATGATATGGAGTTTCATTGTCATCAATAATGCTATTAATAGAATCAGTTGAGCGTTTTATAAGCTCATTATTAGGGCAATAGTCTAAATACAATTCTATACATTTGCTAATAAAATAAGGTAGTTCTTCTCGTAACAGATCGTCATAATGAGATTGAGGCTCACCAGAAAAAGGTTTCCATTCGCAATAAATGATCCGCCTTTTGTCGGATATCTCAGAGCTAATCCCTGGCTTGCTGTTTGAGACAAAGATGAGCTTGGCCATGGGTTTGATCGTAAATACTCGCCCACCCTTCTTTTCCACCCTGATCGAATCATTGCCGGTTAGGGACTTGAGAAGGCCACTTGTAACGAACGAGGTGTTATTGGTGTCTGGGAATACTACTAGCCTGGCATCTTTAATACTGTAGGTCCAAAATCTGTCGTTGAAGCTCGGCTCAACTTGACTCGAAAAGGTATGCTTTAAGACTTCGCCTAAAAGCTCGACAAAAGTCCCCTTTCCATCGTTACCTTTCCCGTACATCCAAACGTATTGTTGCCTGTTAGACTTAGGAAAAAAAAGACTACCTACGAAAATCTTGAGAGCTAACCCATTGTCTATCCTGGAAAACATCTCATCGAATAAAGGTGTAGGTCCATTTTCCAGCTTAAAGGGCAGCCTCCTCATAACGAGGTGATCGTCACCCTGAAATCCATATAATGGTGGGGTTTCAATGGAAGGTGTTACCTTGGACCAGTATTTAACAGCTCCCTCAATATGTTGAGCTGTCATGTCTAGCAAGTCCCTAAACTCACCATGAACCACGCCTGAAATTTGTTCTTCTACGGCGTCAAGATGACAGTCTACTAAGTCACGATCAGGGGTGACTTCGTAAAGCTGTTTTGAACCATCCAAACTTCTCAAAAAAACGAATGATTTTGATGGCTTTTTTAGTTTAATGCCATTTTGTTCCATCCATTCGCAAACATTCCCGTTTAGCCAGTCAGCAAACAGAGCTTGTTTTTGGGCGGAGCTAAGTGAGGTAGGATTTTTTCCGGTAGAAGACTTTTTTCTGTCTGCGTTTTTCTTATCGGAGCGTTCTTGCAGGTTATGAATAGTTCCAAGATTGCCCTTGTTTTCTACATCTGGCATGATACAACCACCTTCGCATGGATACAGGGTTTGATACACCCACGAATTGATTGACCAGTAAGCGCTAACTACTGGTCAATTTTTTTTAGCTTTCGACAAAACGCTTTAAGGCGCTTGTGTACGTAGTTTCTAATTCGTGGTCGGAAAACTCAGCCCTATCAAACGGCGAATTCCTCAAAAGTTCAAGGACTTTTTGGGCTGGGGTTCCAACGTTAAGTAATTCTAACGTTGAAACATAAATAGAAATATTACGGCCATGCCCAAAAGTTATGCCTTTCTTAATAAAATTATCAACATGATTAGGTATTCTATTGCCTTTATGTTTAACATAAAGTCTCATCGCATCTTGAATGGTTACAGATGGTTTTTCCACAGCTTTTACAGGCTGTTTAAAGCCATCAAAGTTAGCGAAGACGATCTTTTGGCAGGGATAAAACGCCCTTGTGGCATCCTTGCAAATACTGTCGAAAGCTTCATTGATCTTGAGGATTCTAGTTACGTTGTACTCATATTCCTCAATCGTCTCAATCCTGCGTTCCCATTGGGTGATAATTCTAAAGCGATCCTGAGGCGGGTAGACCGTGTCTTTAGTGAATTTCTCCTTTTGGTGACTGCGAGTAATGCCAATCACACAAGCTGAATCACACCAGTCCTCAATGGCTTGAGCCAGCGGATAGATCACTTCTCCTGTATTATCGACGTCAAACCCAACAAAGTCTGAAAACAGGAAATTAGCTTTCGCTCTGTACGGTTCCTTTAAGGCGGCAGGAATCCAAGTGTATCTTGTGGCAATCGCTCCCAAATATCTTAAATCTAAATGCTCCAAGTTCTTGAAGCCCTTAGCAAATTCGTATACCCCTGGTACTATTGGGTAATAGGCAGCCATCTCGTGATCTCCATGTGAAGGAGTTTTATATATGCTGATCGCCGGTATCGATCCAGGCAAAAGCGGAGCATTAGCAATTGTCCAGGACGGCAAGATTATAGACTACGCCCTACTTGCTAATGTAGTGCCACGATACTGGCTCCTTGAGCGCAAGTGTAAGATTGTCTATATCGAGCAAGCGCAATCATTCCCAAAGCAAGGGATTGCTTCGGCTTTTAATTACGGTCGGGATTTTGGCTATATGCTGGGAACACTCGCAGGTTCAGGAATGATCATTCATCTAGTACGTCCTGCAGTGTGGGCTAAGCGGATCCATCAGGGCTCTCCAAAAATAGACGATGCCAAAGAGCGGAGCCTGTGGTGTGCTCGCCATCTTTGGCCTGAGAGGTCTTTTCTTGCCACGGAACGCAGCTCTAAACCGCACGATGGCTTGATCGACGCTGCCCTTATAGCCCACTACGGCTATCTTAATGAGCTAAGCCCAGCGGCTTTGCAGAGCTGCCCCGCAATAGACCCAGACGCTCCAATTCTAGATTGACATTATAATCACCGATCATTATATCGGCTGTCAGTGTACCGCATGGTAATTGACTAGTTTTTATATGAATATGACCTGTGCCATCCAATTTGCTATCTAGCCAAAGAACCGCTTTTTCTGCTCTTTTTACTTCAAACGGTGTTGGATCCTGTGGCATGTCCAAACCCGAAAGCCGCAATGCTACCATGGTCCAAATATAAAAACCCAAGTCTACATAAAGTAATAAAGTATCATCATCGATCACTTGCATGAATTGCGCTTTGTATTCGTGCATTTAATCCTCGGCCATAGGTTCAAAGGACGCACAAATAACAGGATCACCAGCGGGAGTTACATGAAGTACCATGTATCCGCGATTAGTGACCAAATACTCCACACCCGAATCGGTGCAATAATGCTCAATCACAGTCCCAAACGGAGCCGTAATTGAGCTGGAAAATTTGAGGTCTTTAGATAATGGGCCAAGTAATGCGCTTAGCATTAAATAGGCAACCATCGTGGTAACTATCACGATTAGAGCTGATCTCATTCATTCCTCAAATTCCTTAAGTTCTTCTAAACATTCCACTAAATGATCAAAGGCATCAGGGTGCTCGGTTTCTGCATACTCTTCAGCTGCCCGGACTACTGCGATCATTCTGACAAGTAGCGCACGATGGAGGCTTGTCATTTTAAAAGGACGCTCACCAAATAGATGAGCAACATCATCCATATCCATATTAGGCCTCGGCTTTTGGTGCTTCTGGCTTAGCAATTTTAGAGAGCTCTTTAGCAGCTACTGCGCCACACTTTTTAGCTGCAAGGTCCAGGACGTGGACAACAGGTTTAAGGACGACCACGACGAGTTGAGCCAAAAAATACACCAATGCACTAAGCAAGCATTTCCATTCGCACATATTAGAATCTCCTTAGGGGTTTCCAAAATGTTAACAGTCGTCCGTTTCGATGTCTAGTATCGTGACGTGGCTGGCTTTTTTGTCGGATTCGCTAGCATAAAGGGCCTCGTCCCATAGCCCTTTAACGACAAGGTAAGATTGGTTTCTAGTGGACTTAAAGAGCTGCACCCCAAACCCTATGTCGGTGCCAACAAAGTTGACGAGCCTGCCAAACCTGTCGGTGATCTGTAAACGATACACCCCGCGCAAAACTTCCCGAACCAAGGCCACTTGCGGGGGTTGCCAAGGCAAGACAAGCGTAACTTTGATGATGCGGGGGTACATAAATCCCTCTAAGGTGTGGCTACTATTGTATAAAATCTCTCGCTCTGAGTTAAGTTAGGTCCAGCTACCCCTATCCCTACATTTGTAACGTTTGGGTTAAGTAGGACAAACCTATGGCTAGGGCTACGGAGCCAGCCAGTAATTGCATAAGTAACCCCAGGATATCCACAAGCTACAATCTCCCAGCCACCGCGAATCAGCTGCCCACCACATAGCTCTACCCGCTCCCGGACGCCCTGGCCTGTGACTGGATCAAAGTGAGCACAAATATTGAGCCTCCACGTCCGTTTAGCCCAGCTCCTGGCAGCACAAGAGAGGGTGGTATCTAGTACTACAGGCCTAAGACCAAACTTCGCCCTAGTCGCATTGACTTGGGCTAGCATGTACTCTTGAGTCTCCGATAACGGTTCTTTAGCGTATTCTTGGACTATTGCGCTAGGATAACCACCCACCATAAATCATCCCCCGCTACCCCGATGGATTTAAATCTGTGGTCTCTGAGAAGCCGGTATTCCCTTTTGTAAATTGGCAAAGTGTCAAACCAGGACTCTTCTGTCAGGTATTGGCAAACAAGGAGCTGTTCGCCGTATGTCCAAGGGTAGCCACAAGCCTTGGACCTATCCCTGGGGGTTTCACCCTTAGGACCAATAGAGGTGCATTTACGCTCTTTAACTATGTAATCTAGCTGATACTTTGCAGCGCAATTAAGGCGGTAGTCTTCAAATAGTTCTTTAGCGTTCCAATCTTTTCGATAGTCATTTACAAGGATGGTAATATTGTGATCACTTGGTTTAAAACCAAGGCAAAACAATATGATAGCCATGTACCGCGCCAAGAACATGCTACCCGCCATCTAAACAATTTTATATTAAGTATAGCACAGACTAGTATGGACATGGTGAGAAGCGGTGAGAAATAAGGCAGGAGTCCGAGAGGGCTAGTCTGTGCTTTACTGCAGAAGCCTTATATTGTATAACTATCGTCCCTTAAGCAAGCTAAAAGAGGTGAGCTATGGACGAATGTAAATGGAGCTATGCGAAGGACGGAACGCATAGGGAATTTATCTTGCCCGGTCCTTTCTTTAACGCGAAGGGCAAGAAGATTTGCCAGGACTGTTGTAAATACCTCGGCTTAGTCGATCCTATTGAAAAAGAGCCAGCTGGACCTGCTACCTTAGTCACCCAGGAAGACCGGGACATTTTCCATTTGTTGCAAGCCGCGCCTCTCCCTGAATGGGACCAGAAATTTATTTCCGATATTGCAAAACGTCATGAATTATCAGCTAAGCAAAGAAAAGTATTTGACCGTATTAAGTCGCAACATCTCAAAACTACTGCGAAAACAGAGGAGCCAGCAAAATATGACATCCCAGATGACGCTTTCGACCTATTCTAATAACCTGCCAGCCAATCAAAACGAATGGGCATTATTGCTAGATCAGGCTAGGTGCTTCCTACAGTCTGGATTATTGCCCAAAGCCCTGCAAAAGCCTGAGCAAGTCGTCCTAGTCATGCTTAAGGGCAGGGAGCTAGGTATCCCACCCCTGCAAGCCCTGAGCCATATTAATGTCATAGGCGGCAAGCCAGCTATGTCGGCTGAGCTTATGCTTGCTCAAATTCTTAAGCTGCATCCCAAGACACAGTTTAAATTCCCTGAGCGCACTAATGAGCGCTGCACTATCTCAGTCAAACGGGCAGGGTTTGACTTTGAAAGCTTTACTTTCACCATTGATGATGCGCGGAAAGCCGGGCTACTCAGTAACCCTAGCTGGAACAAATACCCTCGGGCTATGCTCCACGCTAGAGTAGTGTCTGAGATGGCTAGGAGCTTATTCCCGGACGCCATCGCCGGAATTAGCTATACCCCTGAGGAGCTAGGTGCGGTAGTCGACGAAAATGGAGATGTAATTGAAATCTTGAGCGAGACTCAAGAGGCATTACCCGCACCTGAGCCGAAGCCTGTGACACAAACTAGTGCCCCTAGTGCCACTCCTTGCGCCCCAACGGTTTCACCTGAAAAGCGCATTATGATTTTCCAGGCTCATAACAAGAAGCTGGTGCAGGTGGCTCGGGAAGTCCTAGCGCAACAGCTCAAGCCCGAACAGGTAGAACGCGCCCTGACTCTGCTGGAAGGCAAACAGTGGTCTAAGGCTACTGTGACCGAGATTATTGACACGGTTAAATTTGAATCTGAAGTATACGAAACATTTGCAAACTAGGTGATATATGCAATTAACAGTCCAAGAATTAATGGTACTGGCCACGCTCAAAGGCCAAGCTGAAAGCCGGGTTAAATTTGAAACCCAGGAAGGCTATCAATTTACCTTTGAAGACTATGCCGTCCTAGCAAAAGTCCTCGAAGGTTTTTCTAGCTCTCAGATTAAGGTAAGGCTCAGGAAGCCAAAGCGTCTAGCTCAGCCCAAAACCTAAGAATACCTTGAGAGCGGACCAAAGCCTCCGACACTGTGAGGCTTGGTTTTTTTCTCCATTCATAGTGCGGTCCATCTGCGCTTTTAAATGTCCCACCCCATATCAGCTTATCTAGATCAAAAAACTTAGAAATGACTTTGGGATCAAAGTCCCAGCTCCACCGTTTATCATCAAACAGTGCTACATCAGCCGCTATACCGTATTGATGCCATGATTGATATGCTTTGGAATTGGACACTACCTTCCCTGGCTGTGTCCTGCCCTGGGCATATATTTGATCTTGCCTAGCTGGAGACCTGAAGGTCTCAAATACAGCTAGAGGGTAGCCCGCTTTATTCGCCTCAGCTACGCCCAAAAGTAGTACGTCCCTCATTGGACTGTACAGTAGGTTAAGCGAATTCAAGCGGGCAGGTTCCTTCATAGCACACCTACAATAATTTCATAGCAAGATTTGAATACCTCAGCTGCCTTATCGTCGATAGGGCTAGACGTATCTTTTACCGCTTTATCAATAGCCTTAAAAATATTGGCTTTTGTTTCGCGATCTAAAAGAATACTTTTAAGAGTTTTTAAAAGCCAAGCTTGTAGCATGTTAATACCCGTTGGTTTTAAGGTGTACTCGCAGCGTCCCAGTCCCACTAGCATGGTCCCAAAATATACGAACCCAGTTAGCGCATACGTCGGTAAAGGAATAGGCTTGTAGTTCGGAACCAGTTAAGTCTGCACCTGATCCGTATGTTACAAAATTAGCTGGAGTGCTGCCAATTGGATCACAGCTTACTTGGAAATAAGCTTTACCTTTGGCTGTTCCTGTCAAAACATGAGCATGCATACCCATGCTAAAGACGGAAGCAATTTCTATAGGATCACTGTAGGCATCTGCAGTAGCTGTAATTTCAGGTAGCGGTTCAAATTGAATAAATCTAATTTTACCCTCTTTTTCAGTGCAGTGACGATACTCATCTCGTCCTCAGGATCATACTCAGGGGTAATATCAGTTTTTCCAAGGTGCTCAAGTACAGGTGATTTATAGTCAGGTGATTGATGATAAGTATAGCTGAGACCGGCTGGGCTGTCAGGTCCCTCGTTTAAGAAATTTTGCGCTTTACGTTCTTCAGCATGAGGCTCACCGGTAGAATCGACGCGCTCAGGTAGGGGTTGCTTAAGGTCCCATGATTGATTATCAGGAGCTACCCTACCCTGTTCCTGCTCAACCCTACCCCCCATCCATTTCCCTGCACGTTTTTTAGCTTCGCGGGCTTTCTCAAGAGCAATAGCAATAGCCTGCTTTTGAGGTTTTCCAGAGCCCATCTCTGTAGAGATGTTTTTGGAAATAGATTTTTGAGAGTATCCAGATTTGAGAGGCATGTTTAAATTCCTTTTCGTTAGCTAATTTCAGCAGAGACTACCCAATGCCCATTACTTGTTGTAAGCCGCTTATGTTTCCAAGAACGACCGGAGCCGAATTAAATGTCTTTACTCCCGCAAAGTCTGCGCTTTAGTACCTACTAACCCCGGCGATGTCGCCGAGGCTAGGCCCGCTGTGTTGAAACTAATTGCGCTATTAGGCATTTGGCACCTCTTCAGTGATAATTGGTTCTTCAGTAATCAAAGGCTCTGGCTGTGGCTCTGGCTGTGGCTCTGGAAAAGGTAGGCCAGTATCTGCATTTACACCGCGAAAATCTCGATCGGCGCGAATTACATCCCATGCTCTCTCAGCTACGTCGTCGTCAATTTCGACTTCCATATCTTCTGCTAGTACGACTGCAAAACCTTTTTCGTCGCAAACATGCGTTCCACGACTTCCCCACAAGTTTTCACCTGCTCTCAGTTGAATCAACATATAGACCTCAAACTTTAATGATGTAATTGACGTAAGCGTTCAATGGGCGAGTTTCGGCATCGCCTGCGTTTATAGTGATTGTCTGTGCTGCTGCTGTAGCGCTCAACGAGGCATTTGTTCCAGTTGTGTTATAGTCATCTGTCCATCTGTCTTTACCAGCTACAGGGGTTGTGTACCCATAGATTGTATTTGCATATTTTAATCCGGTAACAGTCCCCGATACGGAACTCGTTGAGGCTGATGCCGTCAATCCATTTTTCCGCGTTGCGTTTACTTGCAAAGAACCAACGTTGTCGCCTGTATTGCCTCCACTTGCCGCCGCTGTTCTTGTGGCTCTATCAGGATCGTTAGCTGATCCGTTTGCACGTCCCCTTAAAAACTGGCCAGCATAATTAGGCAGCGCAAAGGTAGTTGTCCCGTCTCCGCTACCGTGAGCCGTTCCAATCGCAGCAAAAAGGTCGGCGTATGTTGTTCTACTGACTAACGCACCGCCACATAAAAGCCAGCCATTCGGTGCAGTAGCTCCCGCAAAAGCCATGACAACACCGCTTGGCACTAGTTGCGATGCGCCGCCGGATGTGACGGAAGCGTTTAAATCAGCGACAGACGCTAATAAAGGTACCGTAGGCATATTGAGTCTCCGTTAATTAGTAGGCCCAAGTTGGTTTTGCTGTTAATTCAAAATCTCCCACAGCTACCACGGCATTAGTCGTAGCTGACGGGCAATCAACTTTGATTGTATTTAAGGCCGTATTATTTACGTAACATCGAGCCGGAGTAGTTATTCCCCCGAGAAATGCCGAACCGCCTTGAGTTATCGGGTACCATGATACCCCGTTTATTGCCAAGTCTATCAGGGTTACTGTGGCGCTAGTAAAAGTAGCCCGGATACTCGCCTTCACGCGCCAAGTCCCATCTTGCATCTGGTAAGGAATAAAAGTCGCTCTTTCAACAATAAATCCCCCTAACGTGCACGTGACTGTGGGAGCTAGGCCGCCATTGTACGTCGTCCCATGTAAATACTGTTTTAGACCTAACCTTGTCGCCGTCACATCATCAAAGTTAGTGTTCGAGGCAGGGACTAAACCGGCTGATGTGCCTTGTACAATACCAAAACCTACAGCTGCACCAGCAGAAGATTTCCTGACACGCCAGTACCAAGTGGTTGGCCAGTTTGATGTTGGGGCATCATCGTTTGCGATATTGATGTAACGGAAAAACTGAACATCTATATCGGTAGCTGAGCCGCTAACTGGGATTAAAAATGCACCTGCCGATGCTGACCCGCTTCCTGTGGAATCGTAGGCGGGAACAAAGGCATTTCCAGCCCCGTCATTGAATCCTTGGGCGGAAAACCAACGTGTCCTATCCGTTGAAAACTCAAGAGTAAGTTTGTCTCCGGACTGAACTGGTCTTTGAAAACGAATACGTTTTGTTCTAAGTGCTGTAAGTGCAGTTGTTGGTCCTGCACCGGCTGGTCCATAAACAAAGGTCGGTGTTGTGATATCTGTCGAGTCAAAGGTACTTCCGTTACTTGCAAATTCCACATCATTCTGAGCTAGCTGAACAGTGCCGGAGCCAGCCCATTCTGCGATGGGTATATCTAAAATTAAATCAATCGTACCAGAATTATATGCAACAGTTGTGCCAGTATCTTTATTATATTGGCCAGAAGTTGCGCCAGCTGAAGCAGCAAAAAATATAGAATTATTTGTACTTCCATCAAAAAATAAATCACCAGGGACTAAAGTCCCCGTGGTCGTTCTAGTTGATTGATATGTACCTACTTTTTTAGTAACTGATCCTAAAGCTGTTAGATCCAAAGTAAAACCACTTGGCAAAGTTAAAGAGGCAGTCGCTGATACAGCTGTGCCTACAGTAAATTTGCCAGATACTCGCATGGATGATCCATTGCGCCATACGTCAAACCTATTGTTAGAAAATGTCCCAAAATTGTTTGGAGTAAAACTCAAAGTTCCAAGGTATTGCACTGCAGCACCTTGCGGCTGAATCCCTGGGCCGACAATCAAGTTAGTAAAGTTGAGTGTACTAGTGCCAGCACCAGCATGGCGAGTAAACCGCACGTAAATACCAGTACTGGTATCCATATCAAAAGTAGTGGTAAAGGTGCCAGTCAATGCAGGAATGACGGTAACACCAGAGCTATCTGTGCTCAGAGGATACCTAGTCACTCCATCAGACTTAAACACGTCTACTTTCCAGGACGTGCTATCTGTGAGAGCTAGATAAAACTGTACCTTTAGCTTTCTGTTTCTCAGTGATGGAGCCACATTCTGCAAGGCAGTCTGTACATACGAGGTCGTCGTCGTGGTCGAAACAGCTTGGAAGCCTGTCGGAATCTCAGGATCTAGTGGTGATCCTGTAGCTACACGGCTGAGCGTTGCGTTAGAGGTAGTCCAATCGCTAGTATTAGACTGAGCAATAGGGTTGGTGATGATATTGATTTCACCTTGCTGGGTGGTCCCGCCGGTGACTGTCAGTGTAGGGCTAAAGGCTGAGCTAGACATATTTGCACCGTTATTTTTTAAATATTTTTAAAACAATAAATTAGGCCAATCGAATTGCTTGAGCATCTACAACCATGCTAACCGTACCATCTAAACCGCGCCCTGTTATATATACAGAAATAGATGATGCAGTATTTATAACCCTAAATTGAACCATAGCATTTGCTCCGTTTAAAGTGCCAGCTGTTGCTATAGAATCGAAAGTTGTATCTTCTGTTGCAGAAGTTAGACTTATAGAAATTGACGCGCGTCGCCCATCTGTTGACGAATAGATGCTCCCAACGGCCAAAACAAGCCAAACCCCTGCCGTTAAATTTAAAGTGCCTAAATTTACAGTTGTTGTTCCAACTGAAGCGTTGTTAAATTCTGAACGAGTTGTTATTTCTCCAACATACCCACTAGATATCGCGCTTCCGCTTTTTCTGCCTTGAATCTGCACCCCGTTGTTTAAGGTGCTCTCGTTGATTGTGTTGACGGTTGGAGTACCGCCCACAACGCTTGTCCCGCTAACCGACAGAGGAAAGCTTGTGCCTACAGCTGGAGCATTCAAAGCATAGTTAAATAGTGCTGTAGAAAAGCTAGCTACACTTGGCATGGTGTATTGAATGACACCGCCTGAGGTAATGCTAAAGCTAAACCCTGCAGGTGGGGTGTCTCCTACAGTCTGGTAGCTAAGGTTCCAGTTGGTGCCTGCACCGTTTTTAGCAAACTGAGCTTTGAGCAAAAACCTATAATCAGTCCCTGCGTCAATATAAACCCAGCCTACAATTTCGCCAGCATCATAAGCAGAAACATTCTGGACGTTAGCTGTAGTATTGTTGCTAAGGCTAATCTGCGTCCTAGCATTAGCTCCACCTACGACCGACCCCCGAAAGTTAAAAAATTGGAAGGCGCTAGTAGAGGTAGCAACCCCTAGAGGCTTGGATATTTGGCCAATAACTGTAGGCTCGGTAGCTGTGACTTTGCCTGCAGTGCTAGGGCTAAGGAAATACACCTCACCAGCTACCAGGGAGCCACCTCCGTCTAGGAAGTTGGCACCTACAGATGGGCACTGCCCTGAGGTAGAAATTCGGAGGGTATTGGCATCGAGGACAGCGTAAATAAAGCCAGCCACCTCGGCACTAGCTGCAGCGCTTGCGATGGCTAGTGTCCAAGTCCCTCCCACAAGGTATAGAGGACGGCCAACATCCGAGGATGTAAAGCCGTGGCTAGCTTGTGTTACCGTAATCTTGTCACCGTTAGTCAGGGAATTATTCTTGCTATCAATTAAATCCCCTGAATTGATCAGCTTGGCATTAACCCCTGACCAAATAATCGGCTTACCCATATCGTTATCCTTTAGCTAAGTGCTGTGATGATGATTTGCCCACTGGTCGCCGAGACATCTAAAGCCTTAATAGACACCCTAGTACCGCTAGGAATATTGAGCTCATAAGGCGCATCGGATCCGCCTGGTCCAATATAAAGCTGATCAGATTCAGCACCAGCACCGCCTGTAGCTAAAATAATGGCAGAGCCAGATGTATCAGCAATGTAAAGGCGGTTAATAGCCCCTGAAGTACTGGCAGTTACTTGCACATAAGCTGAGGTAGTAACGTTAACGGTACCATAGTCGTTTCGATACAAAAGTACTGTAGACCTACCACCAGGAGCTGGCAGGGATGCAATGCTTACAGGCTGAGTGACAGCTGAGCCATCGACCTTAAGAGCGTTGCTAGCTGTTACCGTGGCAGCGTTACCACCCTGGCTAATAGTGGTGAGCCAAGGAGTAGTGTTAGCCGTGTTTCCTGGCTGGACTGTCCAGGTACCACCCTGGTTAGCGGTGACGGTGCCCGATACGGGTTGGGTTACACCCGAACCGTCCACTTGCAGGGCAGTCATCCCAACTGCACCTTGAACAGTCAAAACATCAGCTGATGGCGTTCCAGAGGTACCTAGCGCTGGCTGTTTCGCTGCGGTAGCCGCTCCGGTAGGCAGGGAGACAGTCCCAGATACGTTATTGATATTCCAAGTGCCTGACTGTGTGGCGTCCACTGACCAAGTGCCTGACTGTGTGGCGTCCACTGACCAAGTGCCAGATTGAACGGCACTAACAACATCAGAGCTAGTAAGTGCACGAATAGCTCTTGGATCGACCTGGACCCCTGCTACATTGATGCCAACGTCTAGCGCTCGCTGACTACCATTAACCTGGCTAGTAATCGGATTAGCAGAGCCATCATGTAAATTAACATCAGGGCTAACCGTAATAGACCCGGCAATCGTAACGCTATCTGTAGCACTATTAAGAGCCCTTTGAGGATAACGAATATCAGTCATAGCATTTTCCCCGCAATCGTCACGGTGAGAGAGCCAGAACCGGACGTTGCGGTATATTTGGCTCTAATGTATGGATCAGAAAGCTGGTTGAGCTCAATCCTATGTCCACCTGCAGAGCCTGAGGCAATAGGAGCTGGCACAAGAGTTAGGGGAAACCAAGCTTGCTGATCAGGGGATACCTCAACAGCAAAGGTCCCGGTTGGTGTGCCTGTAAAAGCCAGGTACATAACGATATTGTCTAACCAGCGGATATCAGTGACCGCGCTAGTTAGGTTGCCGGACATGTCGCCTGCTGACAGACTAACGTATGTGGCAAGGTTGTTCTTACGCATACGCTCTCCTCATGGGTTAAAGGGTTATAGCCCTAAGTGCGGTTTGCTACTTTTTCTAAATTTGTGGCGCTTCGTTCCGATAATGATACCTCACGTAACCCGGCTTGACTAGGGCGTGACTGTCTTGCCGCTTCCTTCTTTTGCTCCTCAGCATATAGCGCTTGAAGTACCTGCTGATTTCTTTGCAAAATGCCTGGCTTCATAGTGCTATCTAAAGGCATTTCTAAAAAGCGAGATAGCACCACTCGACGTTGATAAGGTACCTTCAATTTATCATCAGCAAGTTTGTTTGTTAGCTGTTCTAAGATTTGTGTTTTAAGTGAAGCGTAAAAAGATGGATACACTTCGCGCAAAGTCTCAATAGATTCTTTAGGTATGTAATTAGCTTCTAGCTGATCAAGGACAATTGTTGGATTTTCGACAACAGCCACGTATCGGCCAAAGGTGACAATTTCCGCCTGGCTCGGTTGATAAGGGGTATCGAGTAGGTTCTGATCAATAGGCTTTGGCATTTTCTGGAGGAGAAAAGAAGTTCCCCGGACCAGTGCCATCTGTATGCCTTGCGTAATTTTCGGAGCCGCCTCAAAGGTTTCATTTGTAGCGCTCTCCAAACTATCAAGCATAAAATCTGGTACATCAGTCAGATTTTTAAGCTTGTCCACATACTCTTTGTATTTTGTAGCCCGCTCGCTTGGACTAAGCCCTTCCCACAAGACACCAATCCCTTTGGTGGGCGGTTTGATCTTTTCAAAGATCACCTTAGTCTTTTGCATGGCCTTATCAGTAGCTTTAGCCATTTTCTCAATTTTGCTTAGACCACGCACTAAGGCATCAGGGTTGGTAAAGGCTGTCCCAATCTGTGCAGCCATTCCACCTAAGCCACCAGACTTGGCAGCGTCCATTAAGTCGCGGAAAAAGCCATAACCACCGAAGGCATCGGCCACGTATTGCTTAGCTTTCACTGCCTCATCTGCAAGCTTGCCAGTAAAATCTTTAATAGCTCCAACATCAATTTTAGAATCGGGAGCGTTCTTGATGGAGTTTTCTGCCTCCTCCAAGTATTCGCGAAAGGCCTTAAGATAGTTTGACGTTGCACGTCCAGGAACCCGGCTTCTAGTGTCGTTAATCTGGTTAAACATCATGTTGATCTTGCGATCATTAATCTCGTAAACCGGACGAGCCTCGCCGACGAGCTCCTTTTTCATCACAGTCTTTTCGAGCGCTTCAGTCCACCGTTTGAGAGCGCTAAATTTCTCGTTATACGCAGCTTGCCTAGCACCTGCTTGACCCCAAACATTTTGATCCATCAAGCCCTCGCGAATCTGTGCTCGCAATGGCTGAATGAATTCAAAAATACTTTTCTTTTCTTCACGGGATAAATTGATCTTATTAAACATCTCCATGTCTTCTAATAGCTGTCTATTAGTGACTAGTTCTTTATAAACGGAGTAACTATCTGTGTATCCATTGACTATATTCTTTTCTAACCTTTCAACCATCTGCTCTAGCTCTCTGGTAATACCAGGCTTATAGAGCAATGGTTCTTTTGCCATGGCATTTTTCGCATTTTCCATAGCATTGAACACGTCCATCAATTGCATAGATGGTTTTTCTAGGGATACATCGACTAGCAAGCCTTCCATCTCTTGAGGACGTGCATACTTAGACACCGAGGACATCAGCTTGTTGCTGGTATTGTAAATAGCCTGCAGGTTTTCGCCGAAGGTTTTGACTTTAGCGTCCCTCTCAGCTGTAGTTAAGACAATCCGCTTTGGATCCATCTCACCTGCAAACTTTTCAAGGATTTCCTCCTCAGGGACACCCGAAGTTACACTGGACGCTTTCGCTAATTTTTTGGTTAAAATCCCTGGCTCAAACACTGGCTGGCCAGCTGCCTGAGCTTGTTCTTCAGCAATCTCTTTAGATAAAATCCCACTTACTTCATCTGATAAATCATCACCTAGATCCGCGACATTAAAGCCAGGGATGCCAGCTTGCTCGCCTACAGCTTCGGGAGATATGACCGTTTTGCCGATCAATTTCTCATAAGCTGACTGATAAACCTTTTTAGACTTTTCTAAAGTCTTTTTAAGAGCGATGGAACCTACATTAAAACTAGCTCCTAACGCTCCACCTAAGATGGCAGACTGACCAAGATGGGCGACTACCTTCTCAGCTGTAAGATCTGGATCACCTAAAGCTGCTTCGCTAACAGTCTGGCCTAGGCCAAAGGCTAAGCCCTCTACAGCACCTCCTAAGGCTTTACCACCGGTTTCCACCGCCGTCTTGGCGATAGCCGAAGCCATGGCGCTTTTTGGTAGCATGGCAGCTGCCTTGCCTACCGCTGCAGTTTCCAAAGCTCTGGCACCACGAACAGCGGCACCTGCTGGGGTGAAGGAAAAGGGTGCGGTTGCTAAAGCTCCACCAATTTCACCAGCTATGGACGTACCAGGGAAGTACTCTTTAAGAGCGGATAGGTGCTCTGGACTAGTAATGCCTGTCTTGACTGCAAGGTAATCGGAGGCACCAAAGGACGCGCCACGAGCTGCACCTGCTAAAGCTGCCTGTAATTGTTGCTCGTCACTGTTATATTTATAGTCTCTACCTGCTTTTCTAATCTCATCAGGTTGCGGAATTCGGTACCCATATTTTTGAATACTATCTTTAATTCCTGATGCTGGTAGGAATACTAGCTCATTTTCAGGGCTAATTAATACGCCCTGACCTTGTGGTGGAATGTGGGTGCCAGAGGCTAAGCCTTCAGCTGTAGCTACCGCATCCAAATCCTCTAACTGATTTGTCTTTAAATTAAGTACAGGCATTTTACTTCCTTCCAAAGGCTGAAGTTTGAGCGCCTTGGAATGCTGCGCGGTTATAGCCAGTTTTTCCGGCATACGCAGCGTCAATCAACTCATCATTACGCTTAAAGAGCATATCAAGCTTTGCTCTTTCGCCTTTGTCAAATAAAGTGCCTACTTTTGGCACCAAAGGCATAACAAGATCCATATCAGCACCAGTAATCTGGCCAAGCTGTTGAATATTCTTTTGCAAAAGAATCAGCTCAGATTCAAGACCTTTGGCGATATCGTTTTGAGCTGATTTAGGAAGCGTAAAACCCTTATCGATCGCAGATTGAACACGTTTTAGCAAAGGTAAGGTTTGCTGATATAAGGTGTAAGCTGTTTTGATTTTTGTCGCGTCATCTTTAGTTACTGCAGGAATATATCGTTCTTTAAATTGTGGTCCTGCAGTCGGAGCCATAGGCACAAGCCTATCTCTCGTATCTTCATCTAACTTCATCAGGTCATTGAAGCTTAGACCTTCTGGTTTATTCATCATCTGGTCTTTAGCAAAGGCTGCAGCTAGTTGGTTTTTCAGCATCGCTTGCTGAATATCCATTTGCCCGCTAGCGACCTCGGCAGCTGCCAGGGCTTGCTTCGAGCCCATCTTAGCCGCTTGTTGGTTAATCTGCGCTTGGGTGACGGCCATCATTTGCATTTTTGTTGCTTGAAAAGCTGCATCTAGCCGACCATACTTTTGCAGGTTAATAGCCAGCAAGTTTTGCTTTTTCCCTAGCTCGGCTTTTTGCGCGTCAATATCCCGGTCAATAGCATTGTTGATCACATCCATAGCAGGGTTAGACTTAGCTTTTGAAAGCCCTTGGCTGATACCGCCTAAGAGTAAACTGATACCAGCCATGACACGGTTACCCGTTGTCATATTGTTATAGATTCGAGATGGATCGATTTTATTGGTAGCTACATCAGCCTGTAGGCGCTTAGTCTCGTTGTCCAAAGCCTCTAGATTTTTCTTCCTAGCTAATTCCATGACAGCTAGATCTTTAGCCTGTTCTTCGTAAAGCCTAGACTGTTCCATAGCTGCCTCGGCATGAGCCTTAGCTTGTGCTCTAATCCCAGCTTGCATCTTTTCATAACCAGCTTGGATATCGGCAGGCATAGCAAAAGATGCAGGTTGTCCACCGGCCATCATGTCTTGCATCATTTTCAAGTAGGCAGGTTGTTCTTGAGCACCTGCATCTGGTGTGCCTATTGGTTGCCCAATCGGTCTATCAGTTACAGCGGGAGCCATAGGAGAAACAGGTTGAGGTACAGATGAACGAGGAATAATGTCAGTTAAAGCCCTTGGCATATCGCTAGGAGCTGCCATACTACTGCGCTCGGCTTGAGCGGCTGCCATATTATACAGCTGCATAGTAGCTGGATCCGAGAAGTCTTTAGGTGCGGTTAGAACGCCACCGCCTGGCGCGGCAACATTAAAACTTTCCTCATCCTGGCTGATTAGCTCTGGAGCAACCACCCCACCATCTGCATAACCTACACGGCCACCCTCAGCATAAGCCCGAGGCAACATCCTTAGCTTTTCCATAAAGCCATCATCTAGATCATACTTGGCAATGGAAAACTCTTGATCACCGTTGTTGAGAGTAAACTTGTTATCATCTTCTGCTACAAAGTTGTATGGCATGATTATTTTCCTTTTATTATTTTTTTCTTCTTTCAATAATAGATTCGTAATCTTCTAAATTCATTAAATCTTGAAAACTCTGTTTATACATTTTCCTTTGTAATTCTTGAGCAGAGTGTTCAGGATTATAATAATGAGTGTAAATACCTTTGGTATCAAAAAGTTTGCCTAGTTCTTCGTCAACCGCATAAAAATTTGATATATCTGGCCTATATTCGGTTTCTCTATAATCAGGAAATCCTCTACGAATTGTGTCTATATGTTGCTCTTGTTCAAATTTATTTCTTAATTCAGGTTGATGCTCTTTCATTAAAAGCCAAAAATCACTTACTTTAGATGGCACTTCGCCTTTTCTAAATTTATATTCATATAAGCTTGGCATTTCTTCAAAATCTTCTACACCGCCTACTTTTTGAGCCATCTCATTTTTTAATTTGTAATACTTAGCTTTACTTAATTTTTCTTCAATAAAAGCTTTTGCAGCAATTTTTTCATCATAATTTAAAGTTATTTTTCTTTCTTTAAGGGCTTTTTCTAAATCATTAAACAATTTGTTTTCTTGTTTTAAAGATTCTTCATCAAACTTTACTTTTTTCAAAGTTTCAAATTCTGGCATTTTTGTTTCTTTTTGTGCCAAAGATTCGCTAACACCACGGGTAGTCTTTCCTAATCCTGGTAGTTTTAAAACTGTCTGCATCTCAGCCATGGAGCTAGGTAGCAGAGCCTCAGCTAGTGTGCTAGGCACCGTGGCGATACCAGCGCCGAGGTTTGGGTATCCTCGTCTAGCTAATGGCTCAACTACGTTTTCCGTGAGCATGGTGTCTAAGCCCTGCTTAAACCTTTCTACCCCTGGGACTGGTGCCTCATAGCTTTTTTGCAGCTGTGCAGCACGAGACCTGTCTAATAGCTTTTGATCATAATCAGGCTCAACTACGCCTCCCTCAGCGTAGCTTTTTTTTTGACGGGCTTTGAGCACCTTTCCATAGCTAGGCTCCTCGTCCCAATCGTCTAGGGCATCGATAAAAGCTTTAGCTTTCTCTGGGCTCGTGGCCGCCGATCGCGGGATGATAATTTCGCCCGGACTAGCGTTGATTGGCACCACGTCATTCTTGGGACTATCACCGGGGACGAGTGCTTGGCCATCAATCCGCCCACCGGAATACTTGAAAGCACTTTTAGCACCGGCTTGGGCAAAAGCCCCTGTGATTCCGCCAAGAATATCCGCCGCCATCTGCCTATCGCCCATTTTAGCGGCTTGATTAGCAGCTGCGACCTTAGCCCGAATCTCGTTTTCGCTAATCCCGGTTTTCGCCTGCAATTCTTTAATACCAGTGTCAGAAGCCGCTAGGGTACTAAGACGCTTTAGAGCTGCATCAGAGGTTGCGGTTGCTTGGGCAATATCTTGGGTACGCATTTGGCCATACATCTCACCCGCCTTCGAGCCAAGTTGAGCCGCGCCGCTCGTCAACTGGCCTAATAGCTGTTGTGCGCCTAGCTGTTGCTGTAGGCCAAGGATGCCAGCTTGCTGGGCAGTCTGCCCGCCTAGCTGGGCGGTTTGCTGGGCAGCATACCTTGCAGCTAGAGCCGGGCTAAGACCACGCTGGCTAGCTAGCTGAGACCGCACCCCAGCGATATTTTGGCCAAGACCTTGCTCAAGAATTTTCTGCGCGAGGCTTCCACCCGGTCCAAAATCACCGCCTTGTTGACGTTGCAGGGTACCGATCAAACCAGTCAAACCAGCCGCACCTGTTCCATACAGACCTTGTAACGCTTGAGCAAACTGACCTTGTTGGCCAGCGGTAGTCTGGGCTCTAGCAAAATCCGGAGCTGTGTTTTGAGATAGCGCAGCTTTTAATTGTTGCTCGTAAGGATTTTCTACGTTTACAGGCTTATAAAAATCCTCAAATTTGATAAGAGGATTTTCGCCAAAAATCTGCTTTCCACTAGGGAGATTTGCACTGGGATCTCCAGCTCTACCAAAAGACTCCTGCATTTGTTGCTCTTGTTGTTGTTGCTCTTTTGGTTTTCCCATCCATGTATCAGTTAATTTTTTAAACGGATTTGGTAAAACTAAGGCCATAAATCACCCCACAGATTTGGAAGCTATTACTTTGTTGAGACCACGCTTAATGCCTACTTCCATAGCCATGTTAGCCAAGGTATAGGCTTCGTTCCAAGAGCCTGCAGCTGGTGCAAGGTCTTGGATGGTGAACTTTACAGACTGGCATTTTTGTCTGGTCATGAATACTCGGTATTGATACGGAGCTGAGGCATCTGCTGTTATGGTACTAGTTTGTACCATAGTATCATCAAAGTTAACTGCAACCTGCACTTGCAGCCTATGAGCAGATTTGTAATCGCCGAGGAGTAAAAGCTTATAAATTCTTTGAAAACCTTGAATATCTGCAAAAGACATCCATCCTGTCGTGACCTTCATTGCATAACCAACTCCTGCCCGTTGATAACTTCCTAGCGTTTCTTGGGCTATAAATAGATCGGTTAAGCTGGTGAATTTGTTTTGAAATACGCAGGCATGGACCAAACGCCATTTGAGTGTAGACCATTGATTAAAATAGTAATTATAGACTAAAAGATTATTGTCTGTATCAGTACCGAACCATACTTCGTTTCTGTCATACATAAGCACAGAAACAAGGCATTGTGACGTATTGTATGCCTCTACAGGTGCACCGATATAGGAAACGCTCAAGGACCTGTCGCAAAGGTAATAGCCTTTGGGCGACTGAAACATGATGCCTAGCGGAGTAAGGACTAAAGACCTTCCATAGCTTGCACCTGTATCAGAGGCAATAATCTGAGGGGTGGTAAAATCATTTTGAAAACCACTATTGCTAGGCCCTTCACCAGTAACAATTGAAATAGTGTTACTTTTAAATATGAGAAGTTTATCGTCTAGCTGAATACAGCCAGTCACCGGACCAGCCCGCTCGTCTACTGATAAAACAAACTCATTCACAAAACTAACAGGTGTCCCAATAGCTCCAGCTGTAGCCGGGATGATTTCTTTTGAATACCAAACAGAGTTAGTGTCCTCTGATGGCACCAGAATCATCCTGCGCTTATAGACTGAGATGTGAGTACAGGCTGGAGCGCTAGCATTAGATAGCTCACCCCCAGAGGTATAAAGATATGGCTGGCCTGCAATTTGTGCAGCTGTTGTGCCATCTGTAAAACCATACGAGACGTTATTTTTGAGTGACTGCACTACTGAACCAAACCCTGTTCCAGGAAGCTTTTGAAACAGCACACCATCAGTAGAGCGGTAAACAGCTATGTATACTTGGCTGGTGCGGTTAGTAAAATGCAAAGCGCCACACCGCACACTGACAAATGAAACAGCTGCCAAAGTGATTTTTACAGGGTCACTAGGAGCACTCTCATGGATTTGCCCATAAGCGTCCTGCCATTCGTAAGTGTAACAGTAAAAATAGGTACCAACAGGAACGGTACCAGGGGCAGCGGTGCTAGAGAGTAGGCATTGAATTGGTTGCTGCAAAAATCCATGCTCAGCAAACTCATTGCCGTCAAACATACCAAGATACCCGCCGGTGACGTGCAGGTTATTGGCTAGCTCGGCAAAGATAGGCTTATGCTTAAATTCAATCTTACAAAGGCTGGCATTACCTACCTTTTCTTTTACTAATCCATAGTAATTATTAGCCGTGGATTGGTTAAGAACAAAGGTAATGTAATCTGGATGACCATCGGAGGAATATATCTGAGGTGCGTTTAAATCGTAAAATTTGCCAGCGATATAGTTATTTTGTACCGGGCTTTCAAATGCGGATGCCCGCACTAAATACAGACTATAGAAACCTTTGTATCCTGTGTTCACATTAGCAGCGTCATAAGACTGGAGCGCTGTTACCGGAAGGTAATAACTACCTGTTGTACTGTCATAGTCATACATTAAATTTCCAGCAACAGCTGCACCTAAAATGAAATCCCTTTGTGCTGTTACTGTTGTGCTAGGCGTCACAACCGCCTGTTGCACCCGAGGGAGCTCATCAACACCAAAACTATCTAAAACTGTCGTAAATACCTGCATGTTGCCGGATTCATTCAATCCGACTACTACCCCATTCATCTTGGTCGCATACCCAGGGGTAGTCATGATTGTGCGCGAAGTCTGCGTCACACTGGTCAACGTGTCATTGTAGCCAATAAGCTTAAGCTGGCTGCCGCTATTGGTAAAAATAATCACGTTGTTTGCATAAGCAAACATGGCCGAGCCATTTTTACAGCTAGAGCCAGAGATAGTGATGGGCGTGGGAGCCGCAAAAGATGCATAAGTTAAGGGAAAATATGCAACCTTAGTATTAACACCAGCATTGACCGACCATGCTACATACGCAGCGCCATAACTATAAACGCTATAGCCATACGTGTCATAGTTTGCAGAGCTGTCTAATGTGACAGTCGTGAAGAAATCAAAATTATTTTTTCTAATAGCGGAGGCAAGAAGTGTGCCAGTTGAGTCCTCATAAATTACCAAAAAGTAATCCATGGCGCTGGTAGTGACTACTCTAGGCTTTTGGCCTTGATTTAATAATGCTTCATTATAACAAATACTATTAGTAACAATATCAATGGCTAAATATTTTATCTTTGCGTATGGAAATGATGATGCATCATATTCTTCCCATACAAATAATAAAGTGTTTCTAGCCTCATCAAAAGCACAGCAGGCATAGTTAGCATCTTGGTTGATACCATTAAATTTGCTTATAGTAAGGGGCAGGTATTTACCCACAATATTCAGTGTGTCTCGGGTAGGACTATAAGCAAAAGCCCGTCTTTGCCCTACAGCAAAAAAGCCATCTTTTAAGGTAGCACAAGCCAGGGGGGTGTCGGGAAATATGGGAGCTTTGTAAGCATACCCATTACATTTTTGGATCATGCCGTTTTTCAAAAAAACAGCGTTTTCCAAAGTCAAAAACTTTCCAGGTTGCACCTGCTTTGGATCGGATTTTGTATCTAAACCTTGAGCAAAAGAAATAGGCACCTTGTTTTTGTCTAAAGCCATGGCACCCTCAAAAAACGTAAATATCGACTGTTACGTTAGCGCTACTAGTTAAGGTAAGAAACAGGATAGGATCCGGGTTACTGTCCTGAGTATCGTATATTGACGCACTAGCTCTTTGCCTGACAATAAACCAGCCCAGTAACTTTCTACCTAGTTTGTGCGCTACCCTGTTTGAACCACTAACTAACACAATATTGGTCAAAATTTGACCTTGTAAGATTTCTTTAGAGCTATATGGATCCAAGATATTTGAAACGTTGTCTTGAATCATATTCAAAACACGGTCGCCTGTTTGGATACGTTGCAGCTTGGGCATTAGTACGTTCCCCAGTTGGTGCCAGCACCAGAACCAGTAGGGAACCAGAAATCGGCGTACAGGTTATCAGAGACCTTCGCTGGGCTACCTGCATCACGGCTTTCGGCCATGGCTTCAATGCGCCTAATAAGCATTTGCTTTTGAGCCATCAAAGCGGATACGTCAGATTCTTCTTTTTGCATGGCTTTGATTGCAGCGTCGACGATGATGTATTCAGTCCACCCAGAAATACCATCAGCTGCATCGGTATCAGATGCCAACGTAGTCATGCGCGGAACGTACCATAGGCGAATCCTTTGGTTTGCAGCGGGTACTGGTGTGAACCAGATTTTATCGCCATTCAACCGATAACGTAAATTTGTGAGACCATAAAATGATTGAAAATTAGGGACAGCATACCGATTGCGATCAATGAATTCAAAAGGACGAACAGTAACGTAACTGTCAGAACTATTAGATAGGCCAAGGTCCACACCCAAGAGCTTGTATACAGGCGGAGAAGTAGGGAGCGAATATTGGTCGTTAGTGCCATCAGTTGTAATCGTATAAGCAGGGGCCACATAATAGTTATCTCCATATTTGGAGACGAGAAGGTCATAAAGCTCAAAATAGCTTTGGTTGATGTAACTATTAAATTCTGCATCGGTGACAAATTGACTATTAACCATATCAGAGCGTTGTCTAGCCGCAGTCCTCAATTCAAGGAGTGTCATAGTGGTTGCCATAAAAACCCCAAAATAAAAGCCAAGGCATGGTAAAACTCACACCTTGGCAACGGAGAGTGACCCGGATTTACAATTAGTATTCTTCTTCTTCTTCTTCTTCTTCAGGCTTATATTCTTCATGTGGCTCAGCGTCCACTTTGAAGAAAATAGCCCTTAGAGCATTATACGCACCCATCGCATCTTTTCCAGCTACCGCATCAAGAAGGTCTTGGCCAAGGGC